ATCTGGCTGTCGCCAGGAATCTGCACCTGGGTCGGTGCGGCTTGTTCTTGGGTCATGGGTTCTCTCTGTTGGTTGATGAAAAGGCGCTGATCTGCCGCTTGGCATCGTCAGCACCTTTTCCCACTATACACCAGTAATTCACACTTTCAAGGTATGCGATCCAGTCCTTTTGTTCTGGGCTGAGGCTGCCTCCCTTGCTGCGCTTCATCTCGACCCACAAGCGCCAGGCAGGCACAAACAGGTCAGGCACGCCAGAGGCCACGCCTTCAGCCTTCAGGCGGCCAGCGGTGGCCTTGCTGCGCGCGCCACCATTGGGGATGGCATGGATGCGCACGCCTGGCCAGGTCTGGCGAAACCAGCGCACCAGCTCACGCTGCTCCTCGTGCTCAGTCGGCAAGCGGTCGGTCAGAACGGGCATTCGGCCTCCCACTTGTCGCAGGCGTCCACGGTGGCGGCAAAGTCGTCAGGCGGTCGCATGAAGAACTCCACGCACAAACCGTCGACCCCGTAATGCTCGCAGGTGTGGCAGCACTTAGGCGGCCCTGCTTGGACCCATTCACGCCACTGGATCAGGAACTCTGGCTCTGGTGGTCTGGTGGTCATGCTGCGCTCCCGACTGAGTTCATGTCCACGCTGACATACCAATCGCGCAGCGCCATGGCGTCTGCCAGTGCGTTGTGCGGGTTTTTGGAGACCGTATCGACGCGGAGCACCTCCATTGTCAGCGGTGGCGTGTCCAGCCTTGTGCCAGGCCCGGTGATCAAAACCTTGCAGAACCACATGATGTCCTCTGGCCAGTCGGCAATGATGTGCACAGAGTCGAACTCAAACTGGCGCAGGAATATTTCAAGCTGCTCTTGCAGGCTTTCCAACGTGATCCACGGCTTGCCGAGTTTCGGCATCACGTTCTCAGCAACCCATGGGTCTGGTTTGTCGCAGCCAAGCACCTCGTAGAAGGACCGGCCATCCTCAGCAACCAACGCCAGCGAGATCAACTCGCCACCGTAACTGTTCCACTCGCCATCAATGAAGACTCTCATGCTCAAAATTCCTTCCACAGTTCATTGAACACATCCAGCACGCGATGGTTGCGCACTTGCATGCCTTCTCCGGTCTCATATTCAAGCCACATGCTGTCATCGTCGTAGCGCTTCAACTGAAACGGTCCAATGGTGATTGACTCAAAACTACGCCTGCTTTGCAGTTCCCACAACGCATCCAGCCACATGGCTGCAGGCAGCGTGACGGACTCGCATCCGGCAGCGCGCTTCAGGTGTTCTTCAACGTCGATCATGATTTCTCCTTTGCTCGTACTTCCAAAAAGACCAGGTCATGTCCCTGGCGTCCAAATCCCACGAAGGCACGCCAGTCAGCATGGCCTGGCATGTCCGAAACTTGCGCATGGCTTTCATCAGAATCTGGCGCACGCGCTCCTGCGTCCGGTCCATCTCCTGGCCTGCTTCGCGCAGCGTGCAGTTGTCCAGCACGCACAGCGCAACGGCCTGTTCCTCAACCTCTGTCAGCGGCGTGATGGCCACCAGACGCCTGGCGAAGTCCTGCAGCAGCACCAGGTCTGGATCGGTGCCTGTCGGCCAGTAGGTGTCCACCGGCTCGCACAACTCTGGCTCGATGTGGCGGCTGTACCAGAGCTTCTTCACCTCGCTGGACAGGTTTGCCACACCCAGCTTGCCATAGTGCGGCAGGGCGCGGCCTCTCACTCCCAGCTCCTCTTGAGCACCCTGTGAAACTTCCCGTCCATTTTGTACTCGATGGCCTTTGGCGGCTGGCTGTTGCTCATCTGCACGGCCAGGTACTCCAGACCCTCGCTACCATCCATTTGCGTGGCCAGGGCCAGATTCGCACCGGACGATGTTGCCATCGTCATCAGTTGGCGCATCGCCTTGTCGCCTGCATACCCGTCGTGCAGCACAGGCAGGTACTCAGTGATCGGCTTGTCAGACAGACTGCCGTAATAAGTGCAGGACAACATCTCCTTGCCGCTGGCCTTGCTGATGTGCCTGCGCCAGTTCCAGCTCGTTACCTCAAGGTCTTTGCCTTCCAGGCCCATAATGTCGTCCTGGTGCAGCTCCAGCTTGCGCTTCTCAGGCTCTGGGAAGGCATGGCCACAGGCCGAGCACACGCGCGCTGCAATGGCGCACAGCTCGCCACAGTTGTCGCAGACCTTCACTGGTGCCTCGCCATTGCCTTCTCCGGCCTTCTTGGGCGGCTGCACGGCCGTGATCGGCCCATGCGTGGCCACCACGCCAGCAAAGTCCAGCACCAGGCAGTGATCGATGTGCGACTTCACCCGCATGCCACGGCCTGCCATCTGGACATACAGGCTGGCGCTCATGGTCGGGCGCAGCATTGCGATCAGGTCAATGTCAGGATAATCGAAGCCGGTGGTCAGCACGTTGGCGTTGGTCAGGGCGCGCAGTCGGCCAGCCTTGAAGTCGGCCAGCATCTTCTCGCGTTCCTTCTTCGGCGTTTCACCCGTCACGCAGTCAGAGGCAATGCCGTGCTGTTGTAGGACTTCGGCTACATGATGGGCGTGCTTGACACCTGTGCAAAAAACCAGCCATGCCTTGCGCTCGCCAGCCAGCTCAATGACCTCGCGCACAACCCGCTGATTGTTGTCGTCGGTGTCAACGGCTGCCTGCAGCTCGGCCTCAATGAACTCGCCACCACGCTTGTGGACGCCAGTGGTGTCCAGCTTGGCCTTGGTGACCTTGCTGCGCAAGGTTGACAGATACCCCTTAAACACCAGCTCCTCGATGCTGGTTGGTTCAATCAACGCATCAAACAGCGCAGGTTTGTCGGTGATGAGGCCATGACCTAGCCTGTAAGGGCTAGCTGTAAGCCCCACCACCCGCAGCTCAGGGTTGATGGCCTTCAGCTCGCCCAGCAGCTTGCGGTATCCACCCTCGTCCTTGTGGTTGACCAGGTGGCACTCGTCGATGATGACCAGATCGATATGGCCCAGCTCCTTGGCCTTGCTGCGCACCGACTGAATGCCAGCAAAGGTGATCGGCTCACCGAGCTGCTTCTTGCCGATGCTGGCGCTGTAGATTCCCATCGGCGCACCTGGCCAGTGCTGGCGCATCTTCTCGGCGTTCTGCTCGATCAACTCTTTGACGTGCGTCAGCATCAGCACACGGGTCTCGGGCCAGTTCTGCAGCGCGTCCTTGCACAAGGCGGCCACGATGTGGCTCTTGCCTGATCCGGTGGGCAGAACAAGGCAGGGATTGCCTGCATGGCCTGCCTCGAACCACGCATAAAGCTGGTCGATGGTTCGCTGTTGGTAGTCACGCAGCATCAGGTTCCTCCATGATCTTGCGTGCGGCAAAGTGCCAGTAGTTGTTGCTGTGCTGCTGCGACTTGTGAATCTCCATGAACTTGTCGTGCAGGCGCTTGCGTTCGGCTGCGGCAATGCTGCGCTCGTACTCGGTCCAGTGCGCCTGTGTCCATGTGCGATTGCGTGCATGCTCTGCGACGAGCGAGGCAAAGACATTCAGTTCAGGGTACAGGTCGGTGCCAGGAAGCAATCTTGCTGCAGTGCTGTCGTCTCTAATCAAGCCAGCTTCCCGCGCCATGCGGATGATGTCGTCTTTGGTCATCCCACAATCCTCGCGTCAAAGGTCTTGCGCAGCTTCTCCACATACTCGTCACCCAGGCTGCACATCGTTGGGTTCACGAGAATCTCGCGGCTGGTGTAGACGTGCGCATCGCCTTCACCGTTGGCCACATCGCGGCCTTCGATGACGTAGACGGCCGTCCACTGGTCCAGGCCGTCCTTGCGCTCCCAGGGCACCAGGTCAGGGTGCAGGACATGGCTGTCGCAGGCCTGGCGCTGGAACTCCACTGGAATGCCATCGGCCTCGTGCCTCTCGCAGCGCCAGGTGCTGTCCTCCTTGGCCGTGCTGTGCGCGCAGGTGCGGCAGTTGACGTGCTTGGTGGTTTTGGTCTCGTGGCAGAACTCGTGCGCATCGCAGAATTTGCACTGGTACCAGCTCGGGTCGGTGCTGATGGGCGGCGGCATGCGGTCCTCCAGCGCCAGCCTGCGGCCGCGTGCAATGAACTTCTCGGCCACCTCTTTGTCGTAGCGCACTCGCTCTGTGTAGATGCGGTCGTCGTCCTTGCAGACGGCAAGGTACAGCGCGCGGTCGATCTCTGTGCCGTGCATATAGAGCTGCATCTGGACCCAGTGCTCTGGCTTGCTGTCGGCCACACCCTTCTTCTCTAGGTCATCAAACGACTTCTTGCTGTGAGTCTTGAACTCGGCAATGTGGCGTTTCTTGGGCGCTTCAGGCACGCCAGACTCGACGATGGCGTCGATGCTGCCGGACACATGGCAGCCGAAGTCCACGCGCGCCTGCTGCTTGCCTGCGCCACGCACATCAAGACCGATGGCGCGCAGGTCTGAAACGATGGTGGCTTCCTCCATCTGGCCACGCCTGAACAGGCGCAGGATGCGGCCTGGGAACTTGGGCTGCACAGCCCAGCGAAAGCTCAGCCACAGCCATCGGTCGCAAGGGTGGCCAAGCTGGCTGCACCCCATGTGCCCCCTGGGCGGCTCGGCCTGCGACTCGTGGTGCTTGTCGACCAAGGCCTGGATGCTATGATTTGACTCGGGTATCTTCATGTTGCCCGTCTCCTTTTGGTAGTTGCCACTTCAGCCCCAGCCTCGCAAGAAGCTGGGGCTTTTCTCTGCTTACTTCTTGGCCCAGGGTGGGGCTGCCTTGGCCGGCGCGGCTGCTGCCGGTGCTGCTGCCGGTGCAGCGGCCTGGAAGGTTGGCGCTGCGCCACCGTTGATGGCGCGGTAGGCCTTTACCTCGTTGCTGGCCTCGTAGGTCTTGCCGGTCTTCTCATCCGTGCGCGCTGCCCGGATCGCCAGCTTGATGTTGAGGTTGCCGCCAATCAACTGGTCGGTGTCGGTCACCTTGGCCAGGCCGATGGCGCGCATGATGTCGCCAAGCTGCTGGCGTCCGATCTCTTCGGCCTTGGCGCTCGCGTTCTTGATGTTGAGGTTCGAGAAGATCACCCGGCCCTGGTGGCTCGGCCCGGTGATGTCCAGGCGCAGCTTGATGTACTGGCCGGTACCGTCGTTGGTGGGCTTGAGTTCAGCCTGGGTGACAGTGGCGTTATAGCTGCCTTCAGGCAGCGGCTCAAAGTTGCCGCCATTGCCCTGTGGCAGTTCGTTTGCGTCGAAAGTTTGTCCGAGAAAAGCCATGATTTACTCCTTGGTGGTGGGTTCGATGGTGAAAGAAGGGCGGCCAGGCTTGGCCGTGATTGCTGCTGCCAGCGGCTTGGTGATGGACTCGTCGGCGGCCTTCCAGATGGCCATGTTGATCTCCGGCTTCCACCGGAACAGCGTCGAGAGGTGATCGGTCAGGCCGTGCTCGGCGGCCAGCTCCTGCACCTTGTCGGCATCCACCTTGCGGTCGATGCGGCCGACGACCTTGACCCGGAAGCCTTCAAGCGCCAGGGTCTCTGTGCCTTCGGTGTCGTCGCGCAGGTTGGCGATCTTCCTGATCTGATCCTCGATCTTGCGGCGGTCAGCGGTGGCAGAGGTTTCGTTTTCCTTTGCGATCAACCACATCTGAGCCAACTGCTCGGCGTCAGTCACGCTCTTGATGAAGTCCTCGGTGTTCATCATTTCTTGGACGTTCATGCCTTGCCTCCGATCTTTGCAAACACTGCGCTCAGGTCCGGCGCTTCCCACATGTCCAACTTCCCGCTGCGGTCCTTGGCGAGCCAGAGGCCATCGCTGTCGCACATCAGCGCACGCTGGGTGTTGCCGTCGCCATCCTTCTCGACACGCAGCGCCAGCACCTCGTCAAAAAAGTACGGCAGCGCCTGGCCGGTCTTGTTGCCAGGCATCGATGGCGCATACAGCACCCGGCCCATCTCGTCCTGCGTCTTCTCCAGCTTGGCGCTCATGTAGACGTGCCGGCCAGGCAGATCGCGGAAGGCGCGAATGATGTCGGCCATCTGCTCCTGCATCGCACCGTAGGCCTGGCGTGGGTCTTTGGTCGCCTTCTTCTCGGTGTTCAGGCAGACCTCAGCGATCTCGCTGATGCTGTCCAGTGCCACCGATTTGTAGGCCTTGGCCTCGTCGCTGCTGGTCAGCCAGGTGTAAGCCTCCTGCAGCTCGGTCATTGAGGTGATCTCAATGAACGGCAGGTCGGCGTCCTGGATGGACAGCAGGCCACCCTCTGCCGACAGCACAATGGGGCTTGGCAGCGTCTTG